TTAATTGATTCTCAACAACTGCCTGAATAGTCTATAATAAAAAGCTATGACAACGACAACTAACTTAGGATTAACCAAGCCAACCGTAGGTGGATCAACTAATACTTGGGGTGGTTTAATAAATGACAATTTAGACGCTGTTGACGCTTTATTTGCAAGTGCAGGAAACGGCACATCTGTTGGTTTAAACATTGGTTCTGGTAAAACTTTAACGGTAGCTGGCACGGCTACCATATCAGGAACTTTAACTGTTCCAGATAACAGCATTGCTTTAGGCACTAAAACGACTGGTAATTACGTTGCGAGTTTAGTTGCAGGCACAGGTATATCGGTAGGTGCAGCAGCAGAGGGTGGTACTCCAACTATAACCAATACTGCTCCAGACCAAACAGTATCTTTAACAGCAGGATCAAATGTAACTATTTCTGGTAGTTATCCAAACTTTACTATAGCGTCTACTGCATCTTTATCTCAAGATCAAAGATTTAGCGGTAGTGATGTTTATGTTGGTAATAATGATGTTTTCCTTCATTTTGAAGATAACAGCTCTACTTTTGGTGGAAATGAAGCAATGCTTTTTCAAGTTGGCTCTTCAGCTACAGACATGGCTGTAAATACTTCTGGTAATTTATTTATAGCTGGGACTTTAACTCAAAACTACAGTTTTTCAGATGAAAGATTAAAAACTGATATAAATGAAATAACATCTTCAGAAAGTTTAGAAAAAATTATTGGCTTATCACCTGTTAATTTTAAATGGTTAAATCCAAGAGAAGAATGGGTTGATAAAACTCAAATAGGTTTGATTGCACAAAGCGTAGAATCAATAATTCCAGAGGTTGTTAGAGAGGATTACAGATTAGGAAGCACAGGCAAATATAAAATAGTTCAATATGAAAACTTAATTCCTTTATTGATAGGTGCAATTAAAGAGCTTAAAGCAAAAGTAGATGCACTAGAAAATGCTTAACAATGGCTCTAGTAACAATCACACCCCCAGCAGGAATAGTAAAAAACGGAACAGACTACTCAAACAAAGGTAGATGGGTAGATGGTGATTTGATTCGTTTTGAAAACGGATATCTTAAACCTATTGGCGGCTGGGACAAACTAAGGGATGTACCTTTGACAGGTACACCAATTGGCATGTATGCCTATAAAGATAATAGTGGAGATCAAGTATTAGCCATAGGAACCAGACAAAGAGTTTATGTTCTTTATCAAGATGCTTTATACGACGTCACTCCTTTAAGAACAACAAACACAGGATTAAGTAATATTTTTGCGGCCTCTGACGGTTCGTCAACAATAACCGTAACTAACACCGGGCATGGCGCAGCTGTTGATGATTTTGTCACAATATCAGGAGCATCAAGTTTGGGCGGCAACATAATTGCAACAGTTTTAAATCAAGTGCATAAAATTGTCTCTGTCCCGGATGCAAACACTTTTACATTTACAGCTAAAGACACAACTCAAGCAACTGTCACGGCGAATGGTAGTGACACCGGACAAGGAGGCACAGGTATAAGCCTGGCGTATTCTGGTTTTTCTACAGATGAGGCAGCCGATGTTTTAGGTTGGGGCGCTGGTAACTACGGAAAAGAAGCGTACGGAGTTGCTAGGTCTGGTTCTGGTGATGGGGAATCAACTTTAAGTTTTGATACTAAGTCGTTTAGTTTTGCGAATTGGGGTGAGGATCTTTTATTTTGTTCTGCAAGCGATGGAAAAATATACAGATGGCAACCAAGCTCCCCCACAACTGTAGCAACGGTTTTATCAAATGCCCCTATAAACAACGAGGCGGTCATTGTTACAAATGAAAGACACGTTTTTGCTATAGGGTCTGGCGGAGATCCAAGAAAAGTTGCTTGGTCTGATAGAGAAGATAACAACACTTGGGCGGCTTCGACCACAAACTCTGCTGGAGATTTGCAAGTAGTTACGGGTGGTCATGCCTTTTATGCGACAAAATGGCAGACAGATATTGTTGTGTTTACTGATATAGGTATTGATAGAATTTATTATTCTGGATCTCCTTTTATTTATGGCATACAAAGCGCAGGTGTAAACTGTCAAGCAATCAGCGCAAGAACTATAGTTGGTGTTGGAAACTTTCTAACTTGGTTTGGTGAAAACTCATTCTTTGTGTTTGATGGATCGGTAAAAGAAATAAAATCAGATGTGCATGATTACATATATGACAATCTAAATTACACATATAGAAAAGCATCTTGTGGTGGACACAATAGCAAGTTCAATGAAGTGTGGTGGTTCTTTCCATCTGGCACATCACAAACACCAAACAAATATGTTATTTGGAATTACAAAGACAACGTGTGGAGCGTAGGTAGCCTGAATCGATCTTGTTGGATTGACCAAGGTGTGTTTAATTTTCCTATTGCTGGAGATAGTACAGGTAATATTTTTGAGCAAGATAAAGGCTTTTTAGATGGTTCACAAGACTTAGGTACAACAAAACCATTCTGTCAGACAGGCCCATTGGAAATAGGTAACGGTGATAAAGTTGCACAAATAAATCAAATAATCCCGGACGAAGAAACGTCAACATTGCCAGGAACTACTTTATCTTTCAAAGGCAGATTTACTCCTTTAGGGTCAGAAACAGATTTTGGCAGTTTTACTTTTGAAAACGACGGTTATGTAGATGCTAGGTTTTCCGCCAGGCAAGTACAAATGAAAGTAGAAGGATCAACAACACAAGATTTTCAAGTAGGAGATATAAGAGTAGAAACTAAATCTAGGGGTAAAAGATAGTGAGCAGAAGAGCTTTCACTAAACCCGTGCAACAAGAATACGATTCAAGTTTCATGGATTACTTTGTGTCAGAGGTAGAATATAGAGACGGTCTCAATGTTAAAAAAGGTGAAAGAATAGAGGTAGATGGAGCTGCTATTACAAATGCAAGTTCAACATCAAGAACAGTAGAAAAAACAGAAATAGTATTGATAAGTCCAAATGGAACAAAATATAAACTTAGAGTCGCAGACAATGGAACAGTCAGCACAGAACAGGTTACTTGATTGGGAGGTTGAGTGGATAAGGTGTAAACCTTATATTGAGCGCGCAGCTAAACACCAAGACGCCTATACAATAGACGATATTGAAGATAAAATTCGCATGGGGCATTTTTTATTATGGCCCGGAAAGGAATCAGCGATGATTACAGAGTTTTTAGTATATCCACAGCATAAAGGTATGAATTTATTGTTTTGCGGAGGTAAGTACGAAGAACTTGAAGAAATGTATAAACATATTGCAGCTGTAGCAAAGCAAATAGGTGTTAAGAGATTATATTGTGGAGGACGTCGCGGCTGGCATAGAAAATTAAAACATTTAGGTTTTGAAAAAGAATACGTTTTAAGGAAGGATTTATAAATGGCAAAAGGCTCACAAAAAACACAGACAACAGCAGACGTCCCTGAGTATTTAGAAACGGCATATCAAGAAATGGTTGATCGAGGCCGTACTCTTGCTGACACGCCGTTTACACCCTTTACAGGTCAAATGGTGGCAGGATTTTCTCCTGACCAAATACAAGGACAAACAGATATTAGAAACCTGGCGAATCAAACCGCTGGCTTCAATCCAGCCAACTTATATATGAATCTTGCAAGTCAAGCAGGCCAAGACATAGGTTTATTTCAAAATTTGGGTGGTACTCAAATAGGAGACGTTGCTTCTCCCCTGGCGGCGTCTCTTTTAGGTACAGATGTAAGTGCATATCAAAACCCTTTCCAGCAAGCGGTGATAGACGCGTCTTTAGTAGATATTGATAGAAGAAGAGACCAAGCGGTACAAAGAGCGCAAGATAGAGCAATAAACGCTGGAGCTTTTGGCGGTTCAAGATCAGCCATATTAGAAGGTGAGGCTACTAGGCCATTTGAAGAAGAGGCTTTAAGAACGATAACAGGCTTAAGACAACAAGGATTTGACACAGCGCAACAAGCAGCATTATCTGATGTTGACAGATTGCAACAAGCTAACTTGCTGGCATCGCAACAAGAGCAACAAAGAGCTTTAGCACAAGCAGATTTAGACCAGGCTTACGGAGGACAGTTTGGTGATTTCTTAAATAGAACAAGAGGTTTACAAAGAAATTTAATTGGTGACGTAGCCAATCTTCAAGGAATTAATTTATCTAATTTATTAACATCCGGGGGAGGTCAACAAGCTCTCAATCAAGCAATATTAGACGCACAAAGAGCTGAGTTTGACAGGCAACAAATGGATCCCATAATGCGTTTTGGATTATTTCAACAAGGGGCAATGGGTGTTCCAACCGACGTAATTGGACAAACAACAACACAAAGACAAACAGCAGGTATTGGAGATATTTTAAGAACCGGAGCTAATTTGCTTGGTGGTGCTATGTCTGGTGGATTGTTACCAGGAATCGGCGCAGCTGCATCGACAGCTATTCCAGCGGCCACAGGAGGAAAAGGTGGAATGGGAATGGGCGGAGGTAAAACATAATGGGTATGCAAGGAAGAGGTATGCCACAGCCAATGCCTAAAACAACTACAATTCCAGGAACAAAACTTAGAGCGCCAGGATTAGGTTTGGCAAGATCTTTTGGTTTTGATGCAAACATGCAACTACAACCAGGACAACAATTAACAGATCCGGCACAAATTCAAAGATTTCAAAATGCAAGAAACAAAGGCATAGGAGAATTGTTACTTATGGCCTCAGACGCTTTTTCTCCAGCAGCTTTAAGAGGTGATCCGGTTGTGCAACAAAACGCGCTTGCAAGAAGAAAAGCAAGAGAGGAAGAAAGGCTTTTGCAAGAAAAAGAAAAAAGACAAGATGAATTTAGAAATATATTCAAACTTACTACAAGAGATAAATATGGGCCAGGAATATTAGGTGACAAAGCCTACTATGGAGACATATCAAGTAAGTTAATGCAATTTGGTGATCCACAAACAGCTTTGCAGTTTGCTCAATTAGCACAGCCTAAAGATGACGCAGAAGCAAGAAAAATAACTTTAAGTCAAAATGAACAAGAAGGAAAACAATGGAAAACTGTTGATAAAGGTATAAAAAACTTTAGACAAATAATAGATGCTGCACAAGAGGATAGCGGTTCAGCTGCATATTCATTGATGATTAAATATATTAAAAACCTGGATGACTCGGTTGTAAGAGAGGGAGAGGTAAGAACTTTTGGTAACTTCCAAGGTGTTTATAAAAACTTTATGAATACATTCGAAAGAGCAAAAGGTAAAGGTTTTACGCCGCAAATCAGAAATGAATTAGTACAGTTAGCGCAAAAATCAGTACAAACATTAGTGGATGATTGGGATAGATATAAGGCTGACAGAACACAAGATTTGTATAGTCCTTTAGGTTTAAATCCAGAACAAGTTTTTGCAGGCTATGAGTATGAAAGAACTTTTGATGAAGAGGGAACTCCTACTGATGTTCTCTACAGGGCCTACACGCGTGATGATTTCATAAACAAAGGCCAAGAAAAGTTTGAAGATCAAAACTACAAACGTAGAAATCAATTTAATAGGGTCAACTAACTATGCCTACCATAGAAACAAGAGGTCGTGAATTAGAGGTGTCGGAAGATTTTTTTGATCTTAGTCCTAGCGAACAAGATGATTTTATAGACTCACAATTAGGGCCTAGTCGATTTACCGATGTTTTAAGAGCTGCCGTTGGACAGGGTTTGGCTTTTGGTTTTGGAGACGAAGTAGAGGCTTTTGTTAGATCCATTGGTAACGATAGAACTTACGATGAATTAGTAAATGAAATAAGAGGTGATATTGAAACCTTTAGGGAAGAAGCGCCTGTTTTAGCATACGGTAGTGAGTTGCTAGGTGGCGCGCTTACAGGTGGCGCAGGACTTGGAAGAACAGCTGCATCGACAGCTTTGAGATCAGGTGCATTAGGGGCAGCTTATGGAGCTGGCCAAGCGGAAGGTGGAGCAGGAGAAAGATTACAAGGTGCTGCTGTAGGAGGGGCGCTTGGTGCGGGTCTTGGCGCAGCTGCAAAGAAAGTTCTTCCAGGCGTTTCAAAAGAAGCCAGGCAATTACAAAAAGAAGGAGTAGAGTTAACTCCAGGGATGGCCTTAGAAGGCGTTGTTGGAAGAGGTGTCAAGGAGTTCGAAGAGACTTTAACCTCTGTTCCAATGTTAGGCACAGGGCCGGCTTTAGGCAGAACAAAAGACAGTTTTACCAAATCAACTATTAACAAGGCTTTAGCAGATATAAATGAAAGTCTGCCAAAAACCATTTCTGTTGATGATGCGGCTGCAACGCTTACTAACAAAATAGGAAACGCTTTAGATGATTCTGTAAAAAACCTTAAAATATCTGACGTAAGAAGATTAAGTTCAGATATGGAATCTCTTTTAAGAAACGGTCTGTTTGAAGCAGCAGAGATAAAAAATATTAAAAATGCTTTATTCAAAACGGCTTTAAGCAAAACTTCTAACAACCAGCTTACAGGACAAAATTTACAAAATGCCGACAGATTGCTTAGAAGAAGAATTAAAAGTTTTGCAAATTCTCCAGATCCTTTAAATCAAGAAAAATCTGATACATATAGAAAGCTATATGAAATATTAGAAAATGCAATTAAAAAGGATAATCCGGCTCAAGATGTTGCCAAGTACACAAATGCAAAAAAAGCGTATGCAAAAGAAATGGTCATAAGAAAAGCTTCAACAGCTTCTTCTAAGGACGCATCTTTTACGCCTGGACAATTATTGCAAGCATCAAAAGCAGCAGACAAAAGCGCATCAAAAGGTATGACGTTTACAGGAAGAGGTTTACTGCAACCAGAAGGCAGAGTTGCAGAAAGTGTTATTGGTAGAAATGTTGGCGATTCAGGAACTACAGGAAGAGCTTTAGGCGCACTTGCTTTATTAGGCGGGACAAGTTTAATTAATCCTATGGCTGCTGCTCTAGCTGTCCCTACTTTGGCAGCATATCGCAGTCCAATGACACAAAGAGCTTTGCTTGAAGCTTTAGGACAAAGCAGACAACTTGGCAGACTTGCTCCAATAACAGCACCTTCTTTACCTGATACTTTTAGCATGTAGAAATGGGCCGCGTCACAGAGCGTCTTGGGCGAAGCGGAGAATACTTTGTAGCAAGCATACTTTGTGAGGTATCTGATACGGTTGTCGTAGTGCCTCATGGATCAGAGGCAGACATAATTTTTGACTACGAAGATGTTTTATATAAATGTCAGGTCAAAACAAAATCAAAAAGAGAAAAGAAACACCCTAATTGGCGATTTGATTGTCGTCGTGGCAGCCATACTAAAAACAGAAACTTTCAACCAGGACAAGTGGATTTGTATGCTTTCTTTTCAAAAGAATATCAAAATGTTGTATTTATGCCTTTTGATGACAACAAAACACAAATGATTATTGATGACGACATTATGAAAAAAGCTGATCCTTTAGCTTCTTTTTATCAATGTATAAAAGACTTGAATTAGAAATGACAATCACCTAAACTACGCGAAAGCACATTCTAGGAGTAAAACATGCACAATTTAAACAATCTTTTTGAGATATATATGCAGGACTGCGAGCGCAGAGCTGTAAAGACCTTGCAAGAAATTACCAGGGTTTATGATAGATATATAAAACCTTCTCTCGGCGCGCGCGAGCTAAGTGCTATAAAAAGAGGTGATATAGTTCACTTACACCTTAACTTATCTAAAGAAACACCATTCCAGGCTAACAAAGTTCTGACTTTATTAAGGTCTATTTTCAATTTGGCTATAACTTTGGATTTAATAGAAAGCAACCCGGCAACGCACATAACAAAAAACAGAGAAGTCAAAAGAAAAAACTATCTGACAGCAGAACAATTCTTACAAGTAACTAAACAGTTGGACGCTCTTAAAAACAATAAAAGATATGCAGAAGGCGTTGATTTTATTTGGATGTTACTTCTTACCGGGGCCAGGTGTGGTGAGATAGCAAAAGCTAAATGGAGCGATTTACAAGGCAACATGCTTATACTTAAAGAACACAAAACGGATCAGTATGGAGAAGATAGGGTCATACACATAAGCGAGCGCGCAAAAACTCTCCTGGAAAACAGAGCGCGCTCGCGCGATAAAATATTTTCTATCGAGTCGCCTAGATACACCTGGAACAAAATAAAAAAAGCAGTTGGTTGTGAGGATGTTCGTTTACATGATTTACGACATACATACGCATCGTTTGGTTTACAGAGGTTACCTTTGGCCCAAGTTGGAAACTTGTTAGGACACAAGGATCAAAAGACTACAGCTAGATACGCACATATACACAAGGACGAAGCGGTAGAGTCAGCCAGACTTGTAGGCCAGCACTTAGAAGAATTGATACAGTCTAAAGGTTATCAATATCAAAGATGATATTGTTTTCCTTTGACTGTCTTGAACCATTGATCCCTACAGATAAAATGTATTCAGCAATCTGTAAAGGATCTTTGTTTTTAGATTTTGCTAATCTATTGAGATCCGCAACTAGATGTCTGTTAACCCAAACAGGCTTTCTATTGTTACGAATCGCAATGGGGTCATCAAAATCTTTTAGTAATTTACCCATAATAATCACCATTAAGTGAATATGGGTATTATAAAGTAAAAGGAGGTAGATATGCCAATGGACACTCAATATGATTTAGTAACTACAAAAAAAGTTGCTGAAATATTAAACATGTCACCCAGGACGTTAGAAAATTGGAGAGGAAAAGGTATGGGGCCAACTTATAGAAGAATAGGTGGCAGAATCCTTTATTCTATGGCTGACATTCAAAAATTCATTGACCAAGAAATTATAGAGACCGATGCCTAGACACGCGCTATTGTCTCCGTCGGCAGCTAGTCGCTGGATGAAATGTCCAGCGTCACCTGTCATGTCACAAGACATGCCTTATCAAACTAGCTTTGCAGCAGTAAAAGGAACAATCATACACATGATGGCAGAGACTTTACTGAAGGATAGATTAGAAGATAGCACTCTTAAAGATCATTTTTTAGGAGAAACAAAGATACAAGATAATTTTCATATCCTAATAGATGAACAAATGGTTGAGTGTGCGGAAATATATGTCGATTATATTTTTGAACGAGAAGGACAATTAAAAGCAAAAAAACTTATAGAAGAACAAGTAACCCTTGAAGAAATAAATACTAACTTATGGGGAACACTAGATTGCGCTTTGATTACCAAAGACGTAATTGAAATTATAGATTTAAAAAGCGGATCATGGCCTGTTGAGGCTAACAATACGCAACTGAGAATATATGCACTTGGTATCTTAGAGAGATACCCTTATGTAGATGCAAAAGTAATTCTAACCATAGTACAGCCTTACAGCTCGGATAAAAAAGGCCCTGTCAAATCCTTTGAGACTACACCTGAAAGTTTGGTTGATTGGGCCTTCCAGGACTTGAAACCGGCTGCTGATGCTTGCTTAGAATCAGAACCAAAGTTTGTCTTTGGGGATCATTGTCGATTCTGTTTATACAAACAGGATTGTCAAACTTATAACTTAAACTCAATGGAGGCGCCATGACAGATAATGTCGAGGAAAAAAAGCCGGTCATCCGTATTGATAAAGATGACGGGCCACCCATTTTAGTATGGGATGAAGATATGGAGAAAGAAAAAGTTGCTGATTTAACACGCTCTATACAAGAGCGGGTTGCAATGAACAACATAATAAAATCTGTATCGGAAAACGAAAACAAGGTCTTAACGAATATAAATGTTTTTATACAAGAGTTCGTTAGGTTATTATTTAACAGTCTTGCACAGAACAACCAAAGTTTGTTGAACAATCTGTCGGTTGAATTAGAGCAAGCACTACAAAGTGGAGAAAAAGATGAGTCTATCCAAGATAAGAAAGAAGGCGAAAAAGAAGCCTCCTAGATTTGTGATTTTTGGATCTGGAGGAGTGGGTAAAACAACCTTTGCTGCATCAATGTCGGCTCCTATCATACAGCTTACGGAAGATGGTCTTGTAAACATTGAGGTAGATCATTTTGACTTACCCAAAGAGAACAAGACAGGCTATGACGAAATCATAGCCAACATCAAATCTTTGTTGGCAGAGGATGATTTAGGTGGTTATAAAACTTATGTGTTAGATAGCTTGGATCAATTTGAGATTCAATATATTTGGCCGAAAGTTTGCAAAGATAACAATTATAAATCTATGGAGTCGGTTGCATACGGTAGATCTTACGCAGAGGCAGTCAATGTATGGCGTGAGTTTTTAACTTATACAAACCAACTCCGGGAACGCGGTATGTCTATCGTGTTTATTGCACATAACGTAATCAAAAGAGTTGAAGATCCTGCGATGGATTCACCCTTTGACCGCCATGAAATAAAACTTAATAGACATGCTTCTGCTCTGATCCTGGAACAAAGCGACAATGTTTTTTTTGCAACGCGCAAGATAGGCACAGCAAAAGTTCAGGGATCAAAAGGTATATCAACGAAACAAACTGTCGGCGACAGAATCTTGATTACCGAAGAGGCCCCAGGCTGTCTTGCAAAAAATAGGTATGATCTTCCAAAAGAACTGCCGATGGATTGGGGTTTGGTGCGCGAAGCTATGGTTAGCAACATCAAAAAAGATGAAGGAGCCTAAACACAAAACTATAGAGGGACTTGAGCGCTTATGTGAGCGCACAAGTTATTTAATAAACGCTTACGCAGAGGATCCTTTGTTGAATGAAATGTTACCGCATGGCATAGACAGAGACCTCTACGAAGCACAACGAATCCTGGAAGAAGTAGCGCGCGATATAAACGATTACGAGTGCTATGATTTGGGATAGGAGATAATTATGGATATATCAGAATTTGATATCGGACAACCAACCGATGAGTTTGGTTTAAAAGAGGGGCGTTATAACATGACGTATTATGAGTCTATGGAAATAGAAAACAATGATGGATGGAAAGGCATAAGAATTACTTTCAAAGTTTTGCCTTCAAATCAATTTGCTAGTGCAACTTTTACTGTACAGCATAAAAATCCAAAAGCAGTAGAAATGGGAACTAATTCACTTAGATCTTTGTTTTTTGCAGCTGGCTTAGATTCTGTCAAAAATACAGAGGAGCTTGACGGCTTGGTAATTTCTGCCCCGGTTAAACATAATACTAATGGTTATCCTGAGGTAAGCGTCAACATTTACAATTCTGACGAAACCTGGGGACAAGAAGATTCAAACTTGCCTAAGTTTGCAAACGGCCAAAGTGAAGCTGAACTTCCTTTAGCAGCTGACGAACCAGCTGAAACAAAAGAAGAAGAAAAGGAAACTAAGAAGGATCCGTCAGGTGACATACAAGACGACGAAATCCCTTTCTAGGCTTGACTTTTTTTTAAGAAACAACCGGCAATCGCTTTGTAGTTACTGCAAAAAGATTGCTGGCGGTTTTTTCTACACCCCAGCGAGAGATATTTATTATGCTGCTTGCAGCAAAAAATGTATGGAGAGTTTAATGTCAGGAGAAAGATTAAAAAGAAAAGCCTTCCTCAATAAGGAGGGAGTTAAATATGCGGCCAAAAACAGCAAAGAAAAATATGTGCAGATGGCAGCTAGAAACGGTGGATATGTGTTGCATGAGTGGACAGCCACAGATCGAAATGATTTTTTTGGTGAACTTGTTTTACATTATTTGGATTGGGCCAATGAACAGGCCGAGACAGGAAAGATAGACAAGATCATCAAAGATGACTGATTTAAAAAAATATTTCGGAGAGTCCGGGATCGTACTAGATCCATCTATGGTTTTTACCGGAGAAGGAAAAACAAGCGACGATCTTTTAAAAGAAATGAATGAAAATGGCTTGCAAGTAAGTCATTTGGAATCGACGGGTGAGTTAGTTAGGGTTCCCGTTACAGCAAGTTCACAAACCAGGCCAGATAAGCATAACGAAAAAAGCGGATGGTATGTTGTGTACCAAACGTCAGACGCGATTTTTGCTGCCTACGGTAATTGGCGTACAGGCATTGATTACAAGTTCAGTTCTGTTAGTCCTAATAAAATGACGTCTCAGGATAAGCAACGCTTACAGCGGGAAATAAAAGATGCTGTAGAGCGGAGCAAACAAGAGCGCGCCAAACGGTATGAAGAAGTAAGCCAGGACTGCAAGCAGAGACTTCAACATGCTCAAAAAATCAAAGATCATTCGTACCTTGAAAAGAAAAAAATTAAAAGTTATGGGTTGAAACAAATCAATAAATCCATTGTTGTTCCGATAACGGATTCTAGCACAGGCGAACTACGCAGTTTGCAATATATAAATAAAGAAAAACGATTTGTAAGTGCGTCAGAAGTCAAAGGTAATATTTATTATCTTGGTTTTGATTTAGCGGATATAGCGTCGCAGAAAAAAATTATAATAACGGAAGGAATGGCTACCGCACATTCTTGTCACGAAGCAACAGAGCTGCCGACCGTTTGTGTCTTTTCTGCAAACTTTGGTAAAACTGCTCTCGACAAATTAAGAAAACAAACTAACGCTAAATTTATCCTAGCGTTTGATAATGATGAGCATGGTCTGGGCAAACAAAAAGCGGAAGAGATCGCAGCTGCAATTCCAAATTGCAATGTAAGAATACCGAGCGCGCCGGGAGACTTTAACGACCTGGCGCAAGAAGATCCAAGCCTGGTAAAAAAAGAATTGCTCCAAGGTGGATTTAATTTTGCAAATTATTCAATAGGTCTTTATAAGGGAGAGCCGCCGCCTAGAGATTGGTTGGTTGAAAATTTTATTGAAAACAAAGCTGGAGTTTTTAGTAGCGTCGGTGGCGTGGGAAAAAGTATGCTGGCTCTGGATTTATCTTTGAAGATTGCACAAGGCCAGGGAACCTGGATGGGTAAAACAATCAGAAAATCAGGCCAAGTTGTGTTTTTTTCCGCAGAGGACGATCAAGTGGAGATACATAGGAGGTTAAAAGCGCTAAATGCTCTAGGAGCGCGAGAAACGGCTTCTAACGACGTTTTTGTAATTCCTATACCAAACCTTGAGAGACCTATTAATTTACTCGCAGAGGACGGTTCTGGACTCCGAATTACGAACCAAGCCTACGAAATTTCTGAGGAACTCGAAAACATAGATAATCTTGCGTTAATCGTCATAGATCCAATCAGCAGCTTCGTTGGCAACGTGTCCGGGTTCACAACCAACCAGGAAGCAGGCCAACTCTACGGATATTATTGCTCTATGCTTAGCTCAAAATTTAAGTGTTGTGTTTTAAGCGTACATCACATGGTCAAAAGTTCTTTGGCTGGCTTTGATGATCCGATGCTTGCTAGAGCCGCCGTGAAAGGCTCTACGTCAATTATCGATAGCGCAAGGTTTGGACTCGCGGCCTGGTTGGCAAGCGAAGGTGAAGCCGAGCGCATTTGTTTAGAACAAGGAGTCGAATATGATCGTATGCGGGTAATAAAAGCTGGAATTGTAAAAACTAACTCCGGGGAAGTAGATACTAGAGTCAAAACACTTTTTAGAAAAGATGGTATGTTAGAAATCTTGGATGAAAACAAAAGGGGTATAACATGGGACTAAAAGTTTTAAGCCTATTCGATGGTATGAGTTGCGGACAGTTGGCTCTTACTAAGTTAGGTATCAAAATTGACAAATACTATGCGTCTGAAATTGATAAGTATGCAATACAAGTTACGCAAAATAATTTTCCAGACACAATACAAGTAGGCGATGTTAGCAATTTAAAAGCTAAAGATTTTGCAGACATAGATTTAATTCTTGCGGGATCGCCATGTCAAGGATTTAGCTTTGCGGGCAAACAGCTTGCGTTTGACGATCCAAGATCCGCTCTCTTTTTTGAGTTCATACGTTTGCTTAAAGAAATTAAGCCTAAGTATTTTTTGCTGGAAAACGTGCGTATGAAAAAAGAATTTTTACAAGTCATAACCGAGCAAGTTTCAATGTGTTACCCGGAGCATAAAGGAGACGACTTACTTGGAGGCTTGATAGAGCCAATATTAATTAACAGCGCCTTACTTAGCGCTCAGTCAAGACAAAGATATTATTGGACTAATATACCTGGGGTTGAGCAGCCAGAGGATAAAGGTGTAATTTTGCGAGATATCTTAGAAGATTACCCGGACGAAAAATACAATTTGTCTGAAAGTAAAGTAAATAGAGTCCTCAACGAAAAAAGAGGTAAAGGATTTTTTTATAACGAAAACTCAGAAAAAATAGGAACAGTCATTGCCGGGTATCATAAAGAGCCAACTGACGGATCGTATATTGAGCAAAAAAAACCTGTTGCTGACATAGTGGCTAAAAACGGTAAAAAACTGATAAAAGAAAACATAGACAAAGCCATGACTTTAACCGCAAGAGATTATAAAGGTCTTAGCGGGAGAGGTTCTACAGGAGTTAGATTAACAAAACCAAAACAAGTTGGCGTTGCAGTTGACGTAAGTGGACATGACATTCTTAAAAGAGTCTATTCTCCAGATGGTAAATCACCAACTCTAAATGCTCACGGCGGAGGAAACACAGAACCAAAAGTTGTAAACGGCGGTGCTTTTCGTGGCAGATACGATGGAGATAAAACGCAACAAAAACTCGAACTGCGTAAGGATAAAAAGTCAAACGCAATAACCACAGTCAGCAAAGACAGCATCGTTGTAAAAGATGTCATTGAAGAGGAACGTATAATTGTTGATGCAGAAAAAAGGCAACTACTCATTGCCGAGGCTACTAAAAAAGGTTACACGGTCATCGAAGATGGCGATTGCTTTGACATTAATTATCCAAAG